GGTGCAGGTGCAGGTGCAGGTGAAGCTACGGGTGCGGGCACAACAACGGGCGCGGGGGTGTCATCGTCTTCGTCCCACTCTGATACAAGAGCGCTAAAATCGCGGGGTGCGGGTTGCTCAGCCACAGGGGCAGGGGGCGGCGTGTATACCGGAGGGGCATACACCAGTGCAGTGTTAGGCATCGTCCTAACACTATCACCCACTCGAGCGACGACCTCGACGCGCACAGCACGCCAGCGAGAGGGGTAGTGCGCCGTGTGCGGCGAGGCATAGTTATCTGTGGCCCAGACACGAATGGCATCGCCTACGTCAAGGTTGAGGCGCTCCACGTCACGGGCGGTGATGAACACCATCTCGTTGTTTTCGGTGATGCCAAAGCCCAAGCCCGCACGGGCGGTGTAGTTATAGGTGGCTTCGATCTGTTTCAGGTCTGCAGGTGTGAAGTAGTTCATGGTCATTTCCTTATTCTTCGATTTCAATTTGACGGCACTCACCAGCAATGGCTGAGTAGGCCGCGGCGTCAGTATAGTTGTCCGGGTGGTAGCCCGGTTGCGCAGAGCGCGCGATCTTCTGTAGCACGTTCATCCATGCCACAGCCTCGGCGTCGAGTTGTGCCCCGTTGCGGATAGCCAGATAGGCGTCCCACAGTAGAGCGCAGTCCGACAGATTGCGATGCGGGGGTCCGTATGCCTTGTTCCGATCCCCTGCCGTCAGATTGATCGCCGTCTCCAAGGTCTGCACCCGGGTGGGCTTGGCCTGCATGGCTTCTTTCTCAAACACCTCTCTCGGGGTGCCGATCCGGTCGATACAATGCTGCGCGAAGTCCAGATGCACATCGCAACTCATAGCCACGTCACCGGCTCTGGCCAGCGGGTTCTCCAATAGATACATCCAAACGCGGGTCTCTTCGTCACGCATATCAGACACTGCTTTTCTCCTTCATCTTTGCAAGTGCTTTTTCTATCGCCGCAGGGCTGCACGACCAGACCGGGTTCCCCTTGGGCTGTAGGGTCATGGCATCAACAGCTTCTTTCCACTCAGGACTGCGTCTCGACACCGCCTGTGGGGAGAACTTGTGCATGGGAAGCACGATACCAAACCGCTCACATGCCGCCGTGATAGATGTCCGGTGTACCCCGTAATGCCGCGACGTGGTGGTCGGGTCCCACTGCTTGGCCAGTGCCGCCTCCAGCATGTCTCTAGTAATCCTTTTTGATCCGAGGCGCATTCGCTCTCTCCTTTATTACGTCTATGTCGTCTTTGTTCTGTTTAGCCATGTACTCTATCAACTCTAACTGCTCCTGCGTGACCCACCACGCAGGCAACTTGACGTAGCCCGCCCGCCTCAACGCTCTCGCACCGGGGCTGTCACTGGCTTCACGGGGCATTGGCTACACTTCCCAAAGATGCGGCCTGCCGGGCGCTTCCGTAGTGAAAAAACCAAACGCGTTATGAAAGTCATGCAGAGCGTTGATGTAATCTCGAAGCCTCGCGTTCTCGACATTGGCCTCAGCCATGCGCTCCATCATATCAATGATGCGTTTGGCCTCCTCTGCCCGCTCGCGCAACATTACCTTGAGATCATGCTTTGCAAGCCGCTTAGAAGGTCGGTCGAAGTAGACAGGATGCGGATAGGTGATGTCGCACAAGATTCGCTCCATCTCGCCTTTGGTCGTTCTGTATAGTTTTAGACTGCTCATCTCTTCTCTCCCTCAATCTCGGCGATGATGGCGCGGGCTGTTGAGCAACCGCACTCACCCGCAATCTCCCGCAACCCCTCCGCCGCCTTCGCCAGCTTGGATTCGACCTCATCATGTATCTTCGTCACCTTGAGTAGTGCTTGGAGAGTTTTTCTGCGCTCCCCTTCCACAAAGGCCACACGCTTCTCCAACTCCTCCGCATAAGCCTCGGCCTCCTTGGCGTCAGCGCGGGCGGCTTCGAGTTGCTCGGTCAGGGCTTCGATCTTCTCCCCGTTGATAACGTCGAGATCGTCCATAAGTTTGACCTTGGCGGTCAGGGCCTCGATGCGGTCGGCGGCTTCGTCCCACTTCTCGTAACGCAGCGCGTTGCACAGTACTTCGTCATTCATGGCAGCATCTCCACTTCAACGGGCAGGCTCGCGCACTCCATGCTGTAGTCATAGTCCAGAGTGTCGCCCACGGGTTTCATCGCCTCCTTGCAGGCAGCTTCGGTCAGGAATGGGATGCCATAGCTGCTGCCCTCGATAGGCCCGCCGTGCATCGTGATCCAGAGGATCGTCAGGTATGTGGTCATTTCGGTATCTCCTCTCCATTAAACCAAAGCGTTGCGGCCTCCTCGTCAAAGACAGCGACAGCATCACGCAGTTCCGTTACGGCCTTCTTCCCGACATTCGGGTACATCCTGAACTTCCAGTGCGGGTGACTTCTCAAGAAGTCTCGTATCTTGACCGCCCTCCAATCCGGCCCAGCCTCATTGATGATTGCATGCTCCACGCGAGTTGACAGTACGAGGCACCCAAGGGTGTCCTTCGGTGCCACATCCAAGGCGTCCATGTAATCAACCACACGGTGTCCCTTGCCTACAATCTGACGCACCCGCTCTCGAGTTATGTTGTTCTCGTCAGCGACAGATTGGAGTGTTCTCTTGTCCTCCACCCGCGCCCAGTAGATGCGCCAGTTTCTATCAGTCATCCTGTTGTGAGTAATCATGTCAGTCCCTCCATGTTCCCATCAGCCGCGAGTTCAGGTCAACCACCTCAGGCAGCCGCGCATAGCGCCAGCGACCCCACTTCCAAATCCCCGGCGCGGAGCTTGGCACCGCCACACGGACCATAAACACAGGCAGGAAGCCCCACTTCAGGTGGATCGCGCCCTGCTGGGCTTCTCTTGTCAGTTCTTTCATCTCCGCCCCCGTTCCCAAGCCATGCGCGACAGTCGGTTGGCCAGTGCGTCGATGTCCTCGACACTGATCTGGCGGTTGCTGATGATGGCCCAGTAGACGAGGTCCATGAACCTTTTGGGCGGCAGTACGGCGGCTGCACTGTTGATCCCTAGTGCGGCCTCTGCCTGCACGTCACGGTGCGGCATGGCCTCGGCGCGTTTAGCTTTCCAGAACATTCTCGATCATCCCTTTCAATTCATTCACGTTGGTTTCGTCGATGACGAGGGCGATGCCGCCCTGCGCCGCGATTTTATCTAAGTTCATCTGCTGCAGTGCTGTAGGCTTGTTGCCATTGGCCTTGCATTCGATACCGATGAACCGCCCCTTGAGACAGGCGACGATGTCAGGAACACCTGATGCACCGAACCCACCCGTCACGGGGTAGAAGTAGTAGGCACCCAGCGTTTTCAGCTGGGCGACCACCTTGGTTTTGACCTTCTTCTCCGGGGTGTCGGCCATCAGAAGGGGCACTCCTTTCCTTGTTTATACCAATCGCTGTTAGTCTCCTGCCTAACAGGCTCGGCCTGCTGCGGCGTAGGTTTCGGCAGGAAGCCGATCTGTGTGAGGAACAGTTCAAAGCCGGTCATTGTTTGATCCTTTGAAGTTCCCCGTTCCCCGGGTCATGGTAGACCTTGATGGGTACCCATGTGCCCTCCCAGAACTGTTCGATGCGGTGCTTGATGAGAGGGATTGGGTAGCCCTTGTTGCCGAAGGCATCCTCCGGCACCGTTTCCCCGTCCACATAGTTTACCACGCGGATTTCCCCGTCGCGGGGGCAATCGCCCCCGACTTCCCACTTAGCCATCATGCTCTCTCCCCTTTGATGACCCAGAACACATCGTCGTCGATACGCATGCCGACCCCCTCGACCTTTGTCTGTGGGGGATCAACCTTCATCATTGATAGAACAGCCAGCTTCTCCTGCATCCACGCAGGTAATTGCGAACTGTCAGAGTAGGTGCCTTCCGCTTCACTGTCAACACTATCAATGCCAAGGCATACAACCTCAACACATCCAGTGTTAGGCGTTATCATAACACGATAAACGTTCTCAAAGTTTGTGGTCCACTGGGCACGCATCTCCTTGGCCCGCGCCGACTGTTTCAGCACGTCCGCCATGGCACGCCACATTCGGGGCACTGACGCCACGCGTATATCATGCTCAGTGATCCTCTGCAGGTCTACGATACGCTTCATCCTATTCTTCATCCGTCGTGTCCCCCATGATATAAAACACCTTGTCGTCTAGCCGCAGGCCCACCCCCTGCACGTAGTTCTCGGGCTTAAGCATCTGCAGCACAGCGAGGCGACCCTGCATCCACTCGGGAAGTTCCGTAGCGGGAAGCCGCGTGACCTCGCTGGTCCCGTTGTCGTGTCCAAACAACGTGCCACAGTGTGCAGTGTCGGCCACCAGCTGTCCGTAGTTGTCGGTCAGCGACACGTAGTGGATGCCCTTCTCGATGATACCCTTAGCCTCACGCCACGCATCGAGACCCTCGAAGAACTCAGCCATAAGTTTGCTTACCTGTGGCGATATGAAGGTGCTGTGCCGCAACTCCTGAAAGATCGGCGTGTCAAACTTGTTGCCGTAGCCCGAGTCCCCGAACAGTTGGCGATATGCGTTACGCACCACATCGAAGTGCACAGACACAGCCTTATCGACGACGCTCCGCGCCCGGGTCGCGGTCAGCCTGATAGCCTCTGAGGCAGGCACGGGCTTGAAGTATTCCTCCGCATGTTTGACCGCGTTCTTCATCGACTTGGTGCCGATGATGTTGTGCTGCCATATCGTGTCGCGATACTTCCCATTGGCGATAGTCCGCGCCCTAACGTAGTATTGCGGGTCGGACGCACCCTTACCCTTGACCCTAATATCCTTGAAGCCAATCTCGCCCAGCACATGGGTGTCGCCCGGGCGATAGATCACGGCAGAGCCGTAGTCGAGGTTGCAGTGGGCAGCCCCAAGTGCCTTGCACGTGGCCTTGATGAAGCTCTTGATCTGCTCGGCGCGGTAGCCTGCGAGTTCATAGTGCTCGTGCTGTTCTTTGACCGCTTGGTCGTCATTCGCATACTGCGAGACGAGGCTTGGTTGGTATCTGTATGTCATTTTATTTCTCCATCTTCACTTTGGTGGCGAAGCCCGCCATCTCGTTGATCCATCTGTTGAAGCGTGCGCGGATGTGCTTAGCCAGCGCCTCCACGTCGCCCTTGTCGCCATAATAAGAACTCTCCGCGTCGTGCATGGACATCATGACCGCCACACCAAAGCCGTAGCGCATCACGTGCTCAGGGTCTTTCAGGATGGCACGGACGAGCTCCTTCTCAGCGTATGTGAACAGGGCAGAGTGGCTATTGCTGTAGCCCTCGATCTTGTGCTCCTTGGCGATCTGGTCGAGCTGCTTGTTTATCTCTATCCGAAAACTCCAGTTCAGCTGGTCGCGCATCATGGGATACATGGTCTGCGCCCAACCGTAGAGCGCCTCAATGTGCGGTTTGAACTCGCGCTTCTCGTCCTTGTTCACACGGGTGCGGTCCACCATGACCTTCTGGGGTTCGCCGACGAGGGTAAACTTGCCGTCACTCTCACGCTTGAACGTCACGCTGAGCCCGTCGTCCCCGGTCTGGAAGGCCTTGAGGTAGCGCTTGGTATACCACGAGGATTTGTTCTTCGTAGCCACCTCCTTGTGGTGCTCGACGATGTGACGCGGCACGGTGCGGGTCTTGGGTAGGTGCAGCGTCTGTCCGGCTGCGCGGTTGTAGATATACTGCTTGCCCTCACGGGTCTGGCGGAACCAGAGTTCACAGGGCAACGCACGAGCAATGAAAGAGTAGGTCTGGTTGTGCTGCCACTCACCCGCCCCGTTGCGCACGGTGATCGTCTCGGTGCCATCCTTGTGCTTGCGCCACACGATGGGAGAGCACAGCGCGATGTCCTTAGTGGTCAGGGGGTGCACCTTGAGTTGGTCGGTATAGCCCCAGTTGAATACCGGGTCGGCGTAGCCGCCACAGGACAGGGCGTAGCAGTGGTCATTGACCTTGATGATCCGCTCCCACTTGCGGGCACGCTTGCCGATGGGGCGCACGTCCTGCTCGACGGTGTGCTGCTTGCTCACCACGGGCTTGGTCTTGGCATACCATGCAGCGACTTCGTAGAAGCTGTTCAGGTTAGGGATGTAAGTCATTGGATTGATCCTCTTGTTAGTCTGTAGCCTAACGGCGGTTAGAAGGTTGTTTCGATCTCTCTGCGCAGTGACATGCGGTCCCAGAGTTCATCCGACAGGGTGCTGTTATCTTCTTGATGGCCGTGGTGGTTCTCCTCGATGTCTGCATCGTCCTCACCGATCCTGAGCGTGCGATAGGCATACTCGAAACCCTCGCGGTTCTCGGAGAAGTCCACGACGACATTTTCCATGTGCTGAAAACCCTGCACATCCTCATACGTTTCATACCACTTCACACCGGCTGAGCTGTAGGTCAGGCCCCATACACCATTCCAGTCATGGACCTGCCACTCCTTGGCCAGATCATGCTCCTGCACAAGTTTGTGCATGCGATAGATCGCCATCACCTCGTCGATCTGCTCTTTGCTGTTGAATGCAAAGGCAATCACCACGTCACTCATGTATCCCATCACTGCTCCTCCAAGTATCCAAGGCTGATAGCCAGCGCATAAATCTCACACATCTCAGCCAGCTCGACGTGGATGTCGGGCGGACTATTCGGGTTCGGAACTATCCTGTTCCCATCTATGATGTCGTAGACATCGAAGTTATATCCCTCAGAGCGCGGTCTCACCTGACGCTCGTCTGGTCCGACCACGATGATCCAGTCCTCATCGTCGGCCTTATTATGCTCAAAGTAGATGTCCAAGAGCCCGACGTGCCCGATGAACACCTCCTCGCCTGAATCGTGCCACTGCGGCGCATACCTCGGTTTCACCGCATGTCCCTCCCTCTGATGTGCACGGCCTGACCTACGCTCGGCACGGCGTTCTTGTTGTCGAGGATGACCCACAGGACGGGGTGCTGCCAATCACCCCATGAGCCGCCCAGATAGCCGTCGGTCAGCACGATCACGCACTGTGCCTTGATCTGGTTGTCCTGCAGGTAGCGAGGCACGCACTCAACTGTGGTGCCGCCACCACCCTTGGGCTTGGTGCTCTGCACGATCTTATCCCGGTCCTCACCCTCGTAGCGCTCGTCGCCACACACCTGCGTGTCCCAGTAGAGCAGGCGGATTGCCTCTGGGTGGACGGTTTCGGCCACGCTCTTGACCTCGGACAAGAAGGCGGACAGCTGCGGCCCACCGATAGAGCCTGACGTGTCGATAGCCACCACGATCTCGCCGATGCTCTCGCTGATCCCGCTTGGCATGTAGACACCCGCGCCGATGTATCGGCGGTTCGGCCTACGCCATGTGGAATAGTCAGTCCCTGCACAGGTTGCCTGCACGAAATCACGCAGCACCTCACGCCAATCCACTTGGGGCTGGAGCAAGGCTTCAAGGTCGCGGTCGCCACCGCTTCCCATCTTGCCTGCCATCAGTGCGCCCTGACGCACAGCCTCGTCGATCTCACGGGCCAAGTCCTGCTTCTCCTGAGCGGTCATCTCCTTGGCATCATCCCAGCCGTGCTCATCGAAGCCAGTGCCTGAGCCTGAGCCACCACCCTTGCCCTGTCCGCCGTTCTTGAGGTCGTGGTAGACCTGTGCACTATCCCAGCCCGCATACTTCTTGTCGTAGCAGCCGATCTTGAGCGGGCCAGTCATCTTAGCGAAGCCGTCCGCTGCGTTGTCGTCCACCAGCTTGACGTTAATCACATAGTCACAGGCCGCGTTGGCCAGCTTAGCGTTCTCGTCATACATCCAGCGCCACGTGGTCAGGTGACGATAGAGCTTGTGATAGCACTCGTGCAGCACAAGGAAGCGCAGCTCGGCATCGCTCAGTGGATCGCAGAAGGCACGGCCATAGACCTCGTCCCTGCCGTTGGTGTAGGCAGTCGGACACTTGGCAGGATCGTCCTCGATGCGGCGTCCACCGATCATCAGAATGCCCGCAAGGGCGACGTATTTGGGGTTGGCCATGATGTCGATCACAGCCTTCTGGAGCCGCTGCTCCAGTGTTAGTGCTTGGCCTAACATAAACATCTATTTGTTCTCCTCGGCGCTCTCACGGATGCGCTCATCTGTGTGCATGTCATAGTCATAGAGTTTCTGTTGGACCGCACCTTTGGTGCGGCCTAGTCGTTTTGCGATAGTCTCCAAGGTCAAGCCGTTGCGCCAATGGCTGAACAGCTTGGTAAGTTCTGATGAGGTCCACCGCTTCCCATCGTTCTTGGCCATGGGCTTACCGCTTATCAGCGGCGAAGAGATAGCCGTTCTGCATGGCCCACTGGGTGAACTTCCCGTTGGTCATAATCAGAGCCTGCTTGCCATACTTGGGGGAGCGCACGCCGTTGGCGAACATACCCTGTGCCTCTTTGTCCAGCCGGTCCATGTAGACCATCCACGGGTTGATGAGGTCCTTGTCCATCGCAGCCAGCGTCCGGTAGACCACCATGCACACGGCAGCGGCAGATGACGGCACCTTGGCGGTCTCGGGCGTGTCCTTGATAGACTGTAGCGAAGGCAGCTGGTCAGCCAGCTTGACGAAGGCCATCAGGTCCATCGCACCACGATCACCGATAGTGCCCATCAGGGCAGCGGTCACAGTCATGTCGTCCATGCCATCACGTGACTTTAGCACGTCGGACGCGGCCTCAAGGCTGCGAGGCGTGACGAAGGCTGCACGCTGCTGCTTGGGGTGGAAGATGTAGGGGTTGTCGTCCGGGTTCGGGTGGTCGTCGAAGGAGTTGAACAGTTGCGGGTTGTCCTTGCACCAGCCCAACAGGGTGTGGTCCACGCCGTTGTTGATGCCCCACTCGATCCACTGCATGTTGCTCGGCTTGCGGGCAGTCACGACAGTGATGCGGTTGCGGGCATGAGGCGGCAGCAAGTCACCTACCCCCTCGGCACCAAGGTTGGTCGTCGCGAAGATCACGCTGTCCTCGTGCAGTTCATAGCTACCGATCTTGCGCTCGAGCATGAGGCGTAGCAGGGCATTCTTCACAGACGGGTTGGCCTTACCATACTCGTCGATCATCAGGATGATCGGCTTCTTGTGATGCGCACCCAACTCCTCGTTGGTGGCATAGGTGACGTAGTCCTGCTCGTCCTCCTGATTTGTTACTCTCAGGTCCACGTCATGCGTCATGGGGTTCATCTTACCCACAAGCCGCGACCCAGCGCCAAGCCCAGCCCCCTTGATATTCGGCAGGGTGATGTCACCCAAGTCCTTGGTCGTGCAGTCGAAGTAGCACGCCGTGTGGGTCGGCATGGCAGCCGACAGGGTGCGAAGGAGCGAGGACTTACCCGTCCCCATGTGGCCCTGCACCAGCACAGTGCGCTTGTGGCCCACGGCCTTGATGAGGGATGCGCACTGATCGAGGTCGATCTGATACATCGCAGTTGCATTGTTCGTCATTTGGATTGTTCTCCGTAAGATGTTTTGGTTGTCGTGTTAGTCTGTTGCCTAACGCCCGATCACAGATCGAGCGAGGGCAGGTTCTTGATGGCTGCGTCGATGGCCTGTTTAGTTTCCCGGCGCAGGTAGGCGTCGTCCTTGAGGTCCTCGATAGTCACGCCCTTGAACGTCTGAGACAGCCGCCGCTGCATCAACTGCATCTGCGGATCGCCCGTCAGGTTGCACGTCTCCATCATGTCGATAATCTCCAGCGCCCGATCAAACACAGTGGCATAGATACCCGGCGCACGCTTGGCGTCCTCGGTCTTGTCGGACAGCTGGGCCGACAGCGTGGACAGGGTTTTATAGAGCCGTTCCCAGATGTCCCGCATGGCTGCGGCAAACCAGCCATCGAAGTGCGACTCATACTGCTCCTTCAACGATGCCAGTGCCTCGTTGCCAATGTCCAAGCGCCAGTCGCCAGCCTCGGGCAGCGGTATATAGTTGAACTTGAACGAGAACTTCTTGCGGATGTCATCGGCGGTAGGGTAATCCCTAACATCGAACAGGTCACCCAGCTTGGCCTGCACCTGCGACACCTCGAGATCGTAGACGTCGATCAGTCGGTCCACCATGCGGTAGAACTCAGCCTGCATGGCGCTCATGTTCTTGTGGTATGCGAAGTATCGGGCGGTGGGCAGCAAGCGCGGGCCCGAGTCCGACCACGGCAGGGTGCTGTTGCGGTTGACGCTGTGCGCGTGAGCACCGAACTTGACCAGCGCATCGAGTTCATCGCAGTCGCCCAGCAGGCTCTTAGTCACCCGCGCCACACCCTTCTGTGCGTTGTTGGCCGACGCGACTTCCTCGGAAGCGCGCTTGTCCCCTTTGCGCCCAGCCCACATGCTGATGCTGAGGTCGACCAGCATGGACGACGATGAGATCGAGGGCACCACAGGTGCGAAGTTCATTTCGAGTTGAGACATGTTATTACTCCTTGGTTCTGGTTGGTGTTAGTCGTCAGACTAACGGGGTTGTCTTGTTCAGGCCGAGTAGGTTGGCCTTGTTGGTAATCAGTGTAGCCCCCTGCTTGTGGGCTATTGGTGCCACGCACCATGAGGTGCGCGCTTCTCTTGCCGCCTTGTCGCCGCAGGTGAGACAGGTCTTGTAGCCCAGAGCGGCGCGGCGTAGCGGGTAGCTTGCCCCGCAGTCGACGCATTCGGCGTTGTTTGTTGGGCCTTTCATCTCTCCTCCTTGCTACACGTGTGCGTAGGGTTCGAAGTCATCGGGGAAATCATCTTCATGCAGTGGGGGATTATCGGCAGCCTGCTGCCACCACTTAGCCAGTTGTGCCACGCCCTCGGGCGTCTCGCTGCCAAGGCAGGGGCTGGCGTGACCGAAGAGACTGTTGTCCTCGTTGTAGTATACCTCCCGCAGTTCAAACCAATCCTCGCCGCCGTTGCCGGACGGCATGTTCACGAAGCGAAAGTCCCAAGTGCTCATTTCATTTCCTCCTTGTTAGTCGTCAGCCTAACACCTTCCTCCAGCCAGACGTTGTCCGCCTTGCCGAAGTAGAATACTGCACCGTTGCCGTTGACCCGGGCCGTGCGTGTGCTGACCTTGAGCCATGTGATAGGCGGGCTGGTGTTGGGCCCACCCCACGAAGTTCTGAGTGTGCGCTGTAGCTGAAAGATACCGCCGACAGGCACGTTGCCGAATAGGCCGTGAACGATGAAGCGCATGTCAGCCTCCGATGCCGCAGACGAGTAGCATCAGGCCGTAGCCGATGGCGAACAGGCACACCGCGCCGAGCGCGTCCTCGATCCAGTCTTTCATTTCATTCCTCCGGGTAGACGGGCAGGTCAGGGTTAACGTCGGCGTCAATGTCGATCAGCAAGTATTCGGCACCGACCTTCCGAGCGTAGACAAAGATGTGATACAGGTCTGCGGGCAGACCCTCGGTTTCCTCGGGGTCGTTAGGCACCCACATGAACCAGCCGTAGCCTCCCCATCCAGCGATGCTCAGCATCATGTTGCTGGTGGTCCCGAGCGCCTCGTCGTTCAACGTCTGAGCCGTCGATGTGCATATGTGGCCGATGGAGACGGTGAGCATCTTGCTCAGGTCGGCGTTAGGCGACGGACTAACAGTCATTTTGTTTCTCCCCGATGCTCTTGTCTTTCCCGCGCGCCGCATCGACGTGCAGGGCGTAGTGCATAATCACGTTCGCCAGTTGACCCTCGTGCATAGAGCACACCGCCTCCACTGACAGCCTCGGCTCCAGTAGGGCCACCGCACGGCGCAGCTTAATCAGCGCCCGCTCGTTCCTGCGAACGGTCAACGCCCTTTTCGGTGTCTTAGTCATCTCACGCATAAACTTTCTCCACCAAAAATTCGATGTCGTAGCAGTCACACGCCAGCACGCCGTATTCGGCAGCGTCGTGATAACGGGCGAAGTAGGGGGCATCTTCGATGCGGCCTATGAGTGGGGTTTTCCCATGTCCTACATCCTCGATGGTGTCTTGCAGCCAGCGGTCAAAGGCAACGGCCTCAGCCTCGTCGAGGGGCGACAGGTCGCCATAAAGCACGGGCACGATCCAGTGGGCGGGAAGGGAAAGTGTGATGGTCTCGAAAGCAGGCATTTGATTTGATCCTTTATAGGTTAGTCGCTGGACTAGCGGGGTTGTCAGGTTTGCTGGAAGGTCTTGTAGGTCTCTACCTCGAACCCTGCGCCATAGACGCCTTGGCGGGGGTAGATGCGGCGTGGGCGCGGAGCGCGGGACTGCACTTGCTCGCTAGTCGCTAGACTAACGCCACTGATGGACTGCATATTGCCGGGCGCGTTGCCCGACCCTACGCGGGGAAAATGATAGATGTCACCACGCGCCGCGGCAGCAGGCACGAGGGTCGCGAGCAACGCGCGCATTTGGTCCTTGGTCATGGTCGTCTCCCTGATAGTCGGCGGACTAGCGGCACTTTCTGTTCAGACCGCCCGAAATTTTTTAACTGCTTACAGAATATCACATTGGGTGTTTAAGTCAAGCAAATGGGGCAAAATAATGATATTTGGTTCACTTTTGTAGTAACGGCTACCATCTGGTGTAATGTCCTATTGTTATATATAATGTTACTAATAAGTATATATATAAGCCCTTGAAAAGACTGCAATGTTCTAAATGTTACTAATGTTGTGCCGGAATCAGTGATGCGAGACCGTGGAGTTGGCGCTGGGGTTTCATGCAGATGCTCGGCCCCCGCACGCGACCCCCGGGTATCTCTGTTTTACGCGGAACATTAGGAACATTATGTAAAATCAATGACTTACGGACCACTAAAACGGAACATTACAAAAAAAACGGAACATTGCGTAATATCAATGACTTA